CCCTGGGCCTGGTTGAGCTTGTCCAGCGCATCCTTGATGTCCTGGATGCCCTGCGCGGTCAAGCCGCCCCACTGGCTCGTGTTGCTCTCGATTGTGCTCGTGATCGTGGCCATCGCGTCCGAGACGCCCTGCTGCAGCGTCGATGCGCTCTGCCCGCTCGCGGACATGGCCGCGTTGGCGTCCACGGTGGCAGCGGTCACCTGCGACTGCTGGTCTGCCCACTTCTGGCATGCCTCGGTGGACTGCTCGGCCTTCTTCGCGGCGTCGTCGTACCCGTCCGCCAGCTTCATGATTGCGATGGCCCCCTGCTCCGCGACCGCTGTGGCCGCGAGCGCGATTCCGAGGGTCACGGCCATGCTCGCAAGCTTGCTCGCCACATCGACCGCGAGGGACGCCGCCTTTGTCAACTTGGACGTGCCCTCTGCGGCGCGGGTGGCCGGGTTCGCGAGTGCGCCGAGCTTGCCGCCAAGCCCGCCAACGGACTTCGCGGCCTCAAGGGTGGTCGCGGAGGCGGTCTTTGCCGCGACGCTGTAGCTGTTCATGAAGCTCGCAGCCGCAGAGCCGACCTTCGCGAGCCCGCCGCTCACGGTAATCAGCTTGCTCGTAACCGTGAGTATCGGCCCGAGTGCCGCAGCGAACCCCACGGCCTTGATTATCGCGAGCTGCTCGCCGCGCGACATCTCGGTGAAGGACTTGGCCCCGCTCTCGATGGCCTCGAACAGCGGTTCCGCCGCCGTGAGCGCCTCGGTTGCCGCGTCGATGAGCGGCCCGCCGACCTCCGCCGCGACTGCGGTGACGCGGTTCTGCAGCACCTGCATCTTCGAAGCGACCGAGTTGTTTCGGTTGTCAACCTCGTTCTGCAACGCCGTGTTCTTATTCCACTCGTCATTCGAGAGGGAAACGGCCTTGGTCACGAGGTCCGTGTTGCCCGCGAGACGGCGGAGGAAGTCGCTCTGGCGCGTCTCGGTGATGCCCAAGTCCGCGAGGATTACGTTGAGGTCCTTGCCCTGGGCCTTGGCGCTGCTCATGCCCTGGATGACCTTCTCGAAGGTGCCAGTGGCGTCCGACTTCCACGCGCTCTTGAACGCGTCCGCGCTCATCCCCGCGAGATCCGTCCACTCCTTGAGGTGCTTGCCATTCGTTGACACCTCGTTGCCGATTTCGATTACGGTCTTCGAGAAAGCCGTGCCGCCAGCAGCGGCCTCCACGCCGAGCGATGCGGAAGCTGCCGCCAAGCCTAGGATGTCCGCCTGTGACATGCCAGCCTGTGTGCCAGCGGAAGCCATATTTTGTGCCATGTCGGAAATCTTGGATTCCGTGGTCGCCATGTTGTTGCCAAGTCCGACGATTGCAGACGCGTAATTGGATGCCTTGTCCTGAGCCATCCCCGTGATGTTGGCGAACTGCGCGAGGTTGGTCGCAGCGGTCTCCGCGTCCATGTCGGTCGCTATGTCGAGTCCCGAGACGGTCTGCGCGAACGACTGCAGCTTGTCGTTGCTCCATCCAAGCTGCGCGCCCAGCGCCTCCATGTCGAGGATGGTGGTGGCGGGAACGGGTTGCGTCTTGGAAAGCTCAATAGCGCCTTCCTTCAGCTTCTGGTAGCCCTCCTCGGTCATGTCCGTGGTCTTGCGGACGTTGGTCAGGCTGGTGTCGATGTCGGTCGCGGCCTTGACGCTCGCGGTGGCCCCCGCGATTATCGGCAGGGTGAGTCCCATCGTGAGCGACTGGCCCGCATCGCCGACCTTCTGCGCCACGTCCTTGGACTTCTTCGACCAGCTGTCAAGCCCCTTGGACACCTTGTCGAGCCCCGTGCCTGAGCGCTCGAAGTCCCACAGCACCTTCTGCGCGGCCTTGAGGTGCGCTTCGGCGACGTCCGCCTTGGTCGAGATGTCCTGCAGCTGCTGGGCGTACTTCTTGGCGTCCGCCTCGGCCTGCCTGTAAGCCTCGGAGTCCTTCTGGCCCGCCCGCGCGAGCTCGTCCATCTTGGCCTTAGCGCCCTCGCTGAGGTTCTTAAGCTCGCCCTCGGCCTGCCTGAGCAAATCGAACTTCTTCGCCGCGGCCTGCGCCTTGTCGCCAGCCGCGCGCACGGAGTCTGCCAGCAGCTTGGGCCCGCGCCCGTCAATCTTCGACGCGGCGTTGAGCTGCTTCAGCGTGCTGTTGGCCTTCCTCGCGGACTGGTTGACCTCCGCGAGGGCCTTGGAGAGGGACGTGGAATCGCCCTCGAACTTGACATACAAGCCCTTGTATTCGCTTGCCATACGTCCCCCAAGATATTGTGCTGTGAAGGTGCAGAAGGTGCTAGAAGTTGAGCATTGCAGCGTGCGCGTCCGCCTTGGTGGCCCATCGCACGCGCTTGTCGGGCGGGATTCTCTGCGCCGCCGCCAGCATCAGGTAGCGCGTGGTCGATATCGGAGACATGTGCCACGCCGTGGAGTAGTCGATGCCGAGGGACACGAGCGCGCCGACCTTACGCGTGGTCGGCCACTGCGCCTCCTCCCGTGTCGGCGGCACGTTCGGCGTCGGCTCCGTCGTGCTGGTCGGGTGCTCCAGCACCGTCCGCTCCTCCGATGACTCGGCGAAAAAAGGTGCGGGGTGCCAGGTCGTTGAAAATCACCGACGCCGCCGCCTGCGGCTCAATCATGTCCAGCGTGGAGTTGAGCGCCCTCTGCTCGAATTTGTCGAATCCGACGCGCACGGAGCCAGCGGCGCGTGCCATCGCCCAGATTCCGCCGAGGATGTGCCTGTAGTCCTCCCAGTCTGGGGCGACCCCGCTCGCCGCGTTGAATGTCGTGTAGTCGGTTGTCATGTCCGTGACGAGGTTCCCGATGAACGGGGGCTCGCACTTGGTGCGAAACTCGCGCTTGTAGAACACCTGCGCGAGGTTTGAAGCCTCTATCTCGTATATCTCCCCGCCGATTACCACCTCGGCGGAGTTGTCAAGCGCTGAGTCAGCCATCGCCCCTCCAATCGAGCGCAAATGTGACGGCGCGGGGCCAGCGCATGACGTGCCAGACCGCGCGCCGCCAATGAGAGTGCGTTACCCCGTGACCTCGACCGAGGCCGTGGCGAGGGGGACGGCATCAAAGAAGGTGTCGTAACCCTTGTCACCAGGCTCGTAGGTGACCACGGTGTGCTCCTTGCCGTCCTTGCAGGTGACGGCGGACGCGGAGAGCGTGGCCTTCTCAGCGGCCTCGGAGATGCTGCTCTCTGTGTTGGTCGCGGCGCTGTAGGTCGGAACGGAGCTGGTGCAGCCGAGGAAGCAGGAGCGGTAGCCGCCCTGGTCGCCCGAAATCTCGTACATGCAAGCGAACGTCGCGCCGATGTCGTCGGGGGACTCGACGAGACCGCCAGTCTCGGCGTCAATCTTCTGGCCGAGCAGCTTCGTGTAGTAGTCGCGCGGGAATCGGGCAACGGTGATGTCAAGCTGCTTGGAGCCAGCGGACGCCTTGGAGTAGTAAATCTTGTTGTCGGCGTTGATAATCTGCTTGTCGCCAGAGCCAGAAGAGAGGTCTACGGACTCGGCACCAGGGCAGGGCCAGGGCTTCTCGAAGGTTCCGTCTGCGTTCATCTTGGCGAAGTAGAGCTTGGAGATGCCAAAGCGCACCTTCGACGGGGTGATGGTGGTGGATGCGGGGTCTGCCATTTCTGTCCTTCCATTCGGTTTTTAGAGATGAAAAAAGCGGCGCGCTAGACGCCGCAGGTGATGACCGTGTAGACGGTCTCCAGCACGCCGCTCCCGAGTGGGACGTTGCGGCGCTCGTAGGTGAAGCCAGCGGCGGAGAGCTGAGATTCCAGCTTCGACTCGGTTTGGAAGTCGCGCCCGCGCGTGTACAGCTCCACGTCATACGACGTGCGGCGCACGTAGTTGGTGCCGTCGGCCACTATGTCGTAGGAGTCGGTCGGCACTACCAGCGCGTACGGGAGGTCGGGAGGGCTACCGCTGTCGGTCGCGTCCCACGAAACCTGGGCGAACGGAAGTCCAGCCAAGCGGACGCACTGGCACAGCTCGCGTATGGTGCCCATGGTCACTCACCGCCAAGCAGTATCTGCTTGCCAGACTCGTACGCTGGCTCGATGTGCCTCTTGCCAGCGAACCTGTGGCCCGTGTCATGCCCCATGTAGAACTGCTCGTGGCCCTTCTCAAGAAGGTGCGTGAGCTGGTAGTCGGTGGCGTTGTATACGGTGCAGGAGATGTGGTCGTCGGAATCAACCTCGGTCCTAGAGCGCCAGCCCTTGGCGTACCTGCCCATCTTCCTGCGCGGGCTGGTCGCGTGCAGCTCGTTGACGGTCTTTCTGCCAGCCCTCTGGACGTTCTTGCGCAGTGCCTGCACGTCCTCCTCGTACGTCTCCCTGCACATCTCCGTCAGCGTGTCGAGGAAACCGTCGATTGAGGTCGTTACGCTACCCGCCAACCCTCTGCACCTCCCCCTGCTGGAGCTCCAGCGTGGCCCACTCGCCATCGGTCGATACGGACTTGACGGCGAACCTGTTGTCCTTGGAGCCGACGGCCACCTCGCGCTCGCCGCCGTAGTCTATTGAGCGGACGGATATGGTCATGCTCGGTCGCATGGAGTCGGCCACGGCGTTGGAGAGCTTGCCGAGGCGGTAGGAGCACTCGGCGTATGCCCGCTCGCCAGATGCCACGCCGAGTTCGTCGTACGTGACCCTGCTCGACACCATCCATGCGGTGCCGTCGCTTGCCACCTCTGAGAGGTAGAGCCACGAGAGTCGCCCCGACTCGTCAAGCTTCGTGATGTCGTACACGACGCCATCTATGCCCACGTAGTCCGAGGTGGTCACGCCAGCGGGAAGCTGCGCCCGCACCTTGCGCGATATGTCCGAGTCTCCCGTTGCGAGCAGCGCGGCGTCCGCGTACCTGAGCTGCGAGCTCGCGAACGGGACGGTCGCAATGGCGTCGTATGCGGTCGGGCTCGACCAGTCGGCCCCGCGGGCCTGCCATGCCACGCCCCTGCGCAGGATGGACAAGACGCCATCCGTTGGCGCGAACACGGTTGACCTCTTTTTAAGAGCCATCCGCGCCGCCGTCCTGGAGGGTCACGACCAGCCTCGTGGCCGAAAGCTCCTCCGCGAAGTTGTCCCAGAAGTCATCCAGCGCGTCGCTCCACTCGTACAGGCAAGCGTTGAGGAAAAGCGCCCACGCCTGGCCGTCCGCGACGGTGTAGGCATGGTCTGCTGGGTACCCGAGGCGCGCGGACAGCGAGGGCGAGACGGACGCCACCACGTCGGCGATTCGTGCCTCGGTGGCGACGTCCTCCCAGGTGACGTTGAGCTTGCGGCGCACGGCTGCAAGCGACGAATCATCGGCCATGCGCTATCACTCCCCTGCTGCTAGGCGCTCGCCTTGGTCGTGACGGTGCCAGACACCTTGACGTTGAGGTACGCGGGGTCGAGCTTGGAGATGTCCAGCACGATGGCTGAGGTGTTGTCCTCGGCCTTGCCGAACGCATACATGACCTGCTTAAACAGGCGCTGGTCATCGAGGAAACGCGCCTCGTCGCTGTACTCGATGCCACGGGAGCCACCAGCGAAAACGTCATACTCGCCAAGAAGGGCAAGAATGGCGGTGCCATCGTCAAGCGCGATGGACGGGTAGACGGTGGTGGGCAGCGGGAACAGGTCACGGACGTACTGGCCACTGGTGGCCTGAACGGTGGTCGCGGGCATTACCTTGGTGAGGTAGTCGGTAGTGGAGCAGATGAGCGCGAGGCCACTGGTGGAGTCGCGGAAGTCGATTGCCTTCGCGTGACCCTGCTCGTTCTTCGCAAGCTGGGCAACAAGCGACCCATAGGTAGCAGGGGTGAGGTCGGTAACCTTGGTCGCGGACTTCTTGGGATAGCCCGTGGTGTCGCTATAGCTCACGCCCTCGTGAATGTCGCGGTCAAGTCCGATAGGCTCGCCCTTCGCGCCCATGCCATCGACGATGCCATGCTCAAGCCCACACGCGATGGCCTCGCCCATCACGGTGCGGATGTAGCCATCAAGCCAAACGGGGCCAAGCTTGAGCATATCGAGGGAAACGGCGGCATACGCGGAAAGCTTGCCCTGCTTGACGTCGATAACCTCAAACGCGCTGGAAAGCTCCTTGGAGACGGCATCGCCAGGGTTCCCCCACGCGGCAAGCTGGCGCGTGTGCTTGTTCCTAAGCCACTCGGTCACGAAGCCAACGTTAACGACATTGACGGCGGCAAGAAGGGGGTGTTGCTCCTGAATGTCCTTGAGAATCTGGTCAAAGATGGTGGTAGGCATCATCTTATCGGGGACGCCCGCGAAGTCGGTGAATGCCTGCTTGGGGTTCGGAGACTTGAGCGCATCGATGACGGAATTGTAATACTTGGTCTCGTTACTGGTGAGCTGGCGGAATCCGCGCTGTGCGAGAATCGTGGAATCGTTAGAGGCAACGGCCTCCTTGTACTGCTCGGTAACATCCTCAAGGATGGTAGAGCGGTAGGCATCGAGCGCGGTCTCCACCTGCTCGGCATCGTCGGACGCGAAAGCGACGGCGAGGTTGTGAACAGCTTGCTTGCTGTTGCTGTTGAGATTGATAGGCATTAACTGGCTCCTTTTGTTAGTCGATATTGCTAAAGAGATTGGCGAGGCGGGCGTACCCATGCGGCTCGCTGTTCTCGGTCGGCTCGGTCTGCTCCGTAGGCTCGGCGATAGGCTCCGCACTGCTAGACTCGGCTGGCTGCTCCGACTGCTGCGGATCGCTGTGCCGCTTTCGCTCGTCAAGCTCGGCGAGAATCGGAGTAACGAAATCGAAGTTACTAGCGAACTCGCTGAGCGCGTTTCCAAGCGCGTTTGCCGCACCCGCGACGGTGCTAGCCATGAGCGCATCGCATGCGGTCGGGTCTGCGAGCCTTGCGACAATCGCCGCGCCTACCGCCTGAGTCGGAGCGTTGTCCTCGGACGCTGCATCCTCAATCTCGGTTGCGAGTCCCCAATCAAGGGCTTGCTGCGGGCTTACCCACGTCTCTGCATCCATGACGGCATCAAGCGTTTCGGCATCAATGTTGGTGCCGTTGAGGTATGCCGCCTTGCTAAGCTCGGCGATAGTGTCCAAATCATCCGCCGCCTTGCGGAGCTGCTTGGAGTTGCCGCCGATGTGCTGATAGAGCGGATTGTGGAGCATGAGCAGCGAAGCTGGGCGCATGATTCGGCGGCTACCAGCCATGAAAACGACTGATGCAATCGAGCATGCGAAACCGTCACAGACGGTCACGACCTCGCGCCCGCTGTCACGAAGGGCATTATAGATAGCAACACCCTCGGAAACGTCCCCGCCATACGAGTTAATGTGAACCTCGATTGTGCGTGCGGTCGGCGGAAGCGCGGAAATCGCATCTGCCACTGCAAGCGCATCCGTGGTGCTCCTGTCCTCCTCGCCGCTAATGAGAGTCCAAAGCGAATCCCGCGAAATGTCACCGTAAATGGTCATTCGCGCGGTTGTCGGGTCGGTCACGTCGGTAACGAGCTGCATAACATTAAAGTTAGCCATAGTTTATTCACCCCCGCTCGCGGATTCGTTGTTCTTTGTCTGCTGGTATTCCTCGGCCCAGTCCTCGTCGATGGGGTCCTGGCCCGTGAAACCACGAATCTCGTTCGGGTTGTCCACCGCTGAGCCAATCAGCTTCGCCGCGGCGTCCGCTATCTGGAAGATGTCAACGTGGCGTATGTGCGTGGTGTCAACCGTCGCTCGCGCCCCGCGCTGCCACTGGTCGCGCGTGTACGTCTTGCGCGTGATCTCCTCGGACAGCATGCGGGCCACGGGGTCCACCGCGAACGTGAGGAAAGCGTCGAGCGTCGCATCGAAGTTGTTGACGTTTCCGTCGAGCAGCGACGCTGGCATGTGGAAGCATGCGGCGACCAGAGAGAACATGTCCCTGCGAATGGTCGTAACGTCGCTGGCGACCTGCCCAGAGGTCTTGGATACGTCCGCGCTCGCGCGCACGAGCTCCTGCCCCTTGTAGAGCGGCATAACGCCGTCGTCAGACCGGATGAACTCCTTTGTGGCAGTCCTCAGCTGCTGCTCGATGGCCCTCTGCTGCTCAGCCGTCCCGCTCGCTGGCTGGTTGAGCTGCATGAGCCACTTACGCCCGCTCCTGTCCCTCGTTGAGCTGATTATCGACGCCGCTAGTCGGTCGTACGCGTCGTCGCACGTGGCCTGCAGCGTGCGCCAGCCGCCGCCGACCCCGCGCATGTCGAAGGAATAGAGGTCGGACGAAGTGAGGTCGTATGGGACAACCTCGGTTGAGCCCTCGATTGAGACGTTGCGGTAGAGGTCGGGCATGCCAGCCCTCACCTCCGGCTCTGTGCCGCCATCGGCCACGTATATCGAGGTCTTGGAGCCGCGGCGCACGGGAACCACGATCGCGCGACCGTCATCGACGAGAAGCCGCCCAAGGAGGTCGGCCATCATCTCCGCCCGCGACTGGTTGGGATTCGGCGAGACGTTCCACAGCCACGCGGAGTCCGAGAGGTGCGG